ACCAGAACCGCCAGTACCGCCATAGTATTGGACACATGGGCCAACAGGGCCAAAACCGGCGCTGCCAGTGCCACCACTAGAACTACCTGTTCCGTTACCCGCGCCGCCAGCGCCAGCATTACCCACTGGCGTACCAACGGAACTAACTCCGTTATTGCCTGTGTTGTAAGCAAGAACTCCAACACCACCACCTCCACCACCACCGCCACCAGCACCAGTATTACTGTTTCCAGTACCATTGCCTCCGTTACCGCCGTTACCCGCCCTACCACCACCACAAGGAGTAGCTATGCCGCAAATACTACTTGCAGTTGCAGTTGTACCCGCGCCGGGGTTACGACCATTGGCTACGGTTATGCTATAAGGAGAGCCCGGTACTACAGTTTGATTGTTTCCATAATTAATAAGGCCCCCGCAACCACGATTACAACCGGCAGTGCCTCCGCCGCCGCCCCCACCAACCTTTATAGCGGAAACAGAAGTAACTCCTGTAGGGGCAACAAAAGTAAAATTTCCTGCGGTTAAAAAGGCCTGTTGTCCAGTTACGACAAAGCCCCTCTGATTCTGAAAAACAGCTTGTAGCGCTCCACTCATGTCAGTCCACTCCCTGAAATTAACCAAGATGTTGATGTGATCTTAATGCAGGTTGCCGACCCGTTTGTTGCCAAGGTTCGTGAGCCTGTTGTACCTGCGGAGGATAAAGTCAATGTGTCTGTCGTGATGGCAATTGTTACGCTTGCCACTGCCATGTTGATGAATGTAATAGCAGTGCCGATAGGGTAGGCCACGGAACTATTTGCGGGAATGGTGAATGTCCTTGCGTTGTTGTCACCAACCGGGTGAAATATATGCTTGCCTGAATCAGCAAGAACCAGTGTGTAATTTGCACTTTGGCTATTTTGTGGAATGTTCCTAAAGCCAACGGCGTCGGTTCCATCAACCGTACAAGAAGACAGTGTGCCGCTTACTGGCGTACCAAGTGCAGGCGCTGTTAACGTTTTGTTGGTTAGGGTCTCTGTGCCAGCCAAAGTAGACAAAGTTCCCGTTGTAGGGAGTGTGACAGCCGTAGTCCCAGTAACAGTTAGCGCAGTTGTAAAAGCCCCCGAAATAGTCAGTGTGCTTGCCGCATTGTTTGCTACACCTGTACCGCCGTTTGCGGGGCCAACAACACCAGCCACTACAGTGGACGCCACCTTGACGTAGTCCGTGCCGTTGTAGTACACAAAACACTTCTCGCCAACAGCAACAGATACACCTGTTTGACCAGCGGCTTTGAACGTCACCGCGCTGGTAGCGCCTGCGTGATCTACCATGTACAGCTTGCTGTAGCTCGGGCCTGTAATAACCTTGGTAACAGTTTGCGTGCCGGTGATACGGATCACCATGTACTGGGCTGTGGTGGAAGTTATTGCGTTTCCTGACGCGCTACCTGTGGTGTTTGCCAGTGTGATAGCGCCGTCCCCCGCAAAGGACAATGTGCCCGCAATGGCAATGTCAAGGTAATCGGTAATACCGTAGTTGACTGTGTCGCCCCACGTACCAGAGAGCGTGCCCTGTGTGGGGGTGACCAAGCTCAAAAGAGTTGTTGTTGCTGCCATGTCCGTTCCTTACGAAGTGTTTATATTTTGCCAAATTGTTGACTGGTTGTCATCAATTAATTTCCAGTAAACAGCTACCACATTTCCAGTACTGCCTCTAGCCAAATTACCTGTCAAACTATGTGTCCTGATCAACCCCATAGTCCCTAAAGCGCCTGAAGCAGATATGCCGGTCAATTCTACGGTTATTACATTAACTACAGACCCAACAGAAGCCAATGCTTGGTTGGAGTTTAGCGGCACAATAATTTGGTTTACTTGACCAAAAGCCTCATTGCCCGTTAAACCAAGAGTATTTGTAACCGCAACCGTACCTACACTGCCCACACTCCCAGCGCCTGTCAGCGCCATAGCATTTACGCTAACCACTGTGCCCACTACGCTAGAAGCGCTAACACCTGTTATGGCAATAAGGCGCTCATCAACACCGACGTTACCTACAGAGCCAGTGGCGCTAACGCCTGCGCCGCTGTATTCTTCAGCAAAGGCAAAACTAGAGCCACCCCACGGATTATCGCCCCAAGCCCCTTGGCCCCAGCCGAATCCAACTAAACCTGTTGCACTGACACCTGTCAAAGCAAACGTAACAGAGGCCCCAGCCGTACCAGCCGACGCATTTGCTAAATTACCAGCCACTGCGACTAACTGACTTTGAACAACTGTACCAACTGCCCCCGAAGCGTCTACACCCGTAATCGCTACAGAAACAATAGGCGTGGCCGTACCAACAGTTGAAACAGCCACATTGCCTGTAGTAGGAATTGCGCCGCCCCAACCATTGTCACCCCACGTGTCGCCGCCCCACCCGAGAGCCATACACTACCCTTAGGTTGTAGCGATACGCAACAATGCAGCAGCAGTGGTGTTAGCAGGCATAGTCAATGTAAACGTACCAGCAGTGATTGTTTGAGAGCCAAATGTGTGTACGCTGACAGACTTATTACTCTGAGTAGAGTTATAAATCAACACTGAGTCAAACGCCGTTGACAAAGTCACGGTTGTGTACGTGATCGAAGCCGTAGGTGTCGTAAATGCGGTGCCAGCGGTTGTAGAGGTATTAGTAGCAGTTGGCGCATTCCATGCAGGTGAGCCTGTAATCGTTACGCCACCAGCGGTATAGCCTGTACCCGACACTTCATTAGAAGCGCTGTACGCTGTAGTACTCGCGTTTACCGTAGCAGAAGTTAAATACAAAGCCGCTTTAAAAACGTCGGGGGTTGTAACTGCGCGAAGAGGAGCAGTTCCAAAATTGTGTGTGGCAGTGAGAATTTCGCCTAGAAACGAAGTACACATTGCTTGGGTATTTGCCATGATATTTCCTTATGTAAGAGATGCTGCTTCAACAGCAATGGAGGGTGCTTGCTTTAGGGCGACATGAGCTGATCGATGCACTAACTCACCGTCTAACCAATACTCCACCCATGTGGTTGTTTCGTTGTCATTATCCAATGAACCTTCTTTTTTCTCAAGCAAAGATTCATCCATCTCGCCTTTAGTTGTGGTTACAAGTGCCATTTAGTTTCCTTAAGTTATGCGAATGATTGCGTCAGTGCTACCGGCAGTAGGGAACTGCACAACAAACGTAGTTGTAGAAATTTTATCCGAGCCAAAATCTAATACACAAACAGTTGGGTTTGATCCGCCGTCTTGATAGATCAAAGCCCCCCGAGCCGTCAATGCCGAAGTCCAAGTAACGTTAGAGAACGAAATATAAGATACGTTATTAGCTGATGTAGGCGTAACAGATACCGTTAGAGCTTCGCCCCCTGCCGTATATCCTGTAGCTACAACCTCATTAGCTGATGTATAGGCCGCTGTATCAGGCCCTAATGAAGCTGCGCCAGTGTATAGCGCAATCTTAAATGAGCCAGTTGTGAAGTTATACACCCCATTCATCAGCCCAGTTGAGAACGTATTGGTTGCGCCTTGTTGGATAGCCATCAGGTCACCGCCTGTCTAAATTGGCCAGAACGGTAAGCGTCTTGACGCTCCATGCCATCACCCAGACGTTTGGCCAACGCGAGAGCTTCCATAAACTTCTGGTTGTACAGCGCCATAATGTCAGCTTCACCCTTCATGTAGGTGTAAGCTTCAAGCAACGAGCCATACAACAACACGGTGTCAAAGTTGTCGCCTAGCCATGATCTACCGTCCGCATTAGTTACAGTGCTAATTAGCACAGAAAATCCAGAACCTGTCCCGCCAATATTTGTAGCGGAAGCCGACAAAGACCCACCAGCCGTGTATTGCAAGCCACCGTTTGTAATGGTCACAGCCGTCACTGCGCCACCGGAAACAGTGATTGTGGCTAGTGCGCCGCTTCCAGTACCGCCAGTCAGGGGCACGTTAAAATAAGTACCTGCTGTGTATGCGCTGCCGCCAGTAATTGTTCCAATAGTAGCAACGGGGCTTTGCACAATTGACTCAGGGTAGTGGTAATAGTGCAACTCGACGCTGTAATTTGCGTCGGCTGTTGGTCCTAGTATGAACGAGAGCTCGTCATAGATTACAGAATTTAATACCGTCGGGCCAAACAGTGCGTAGTATTTAGGAATCCCAACATCTGTCGTAGGGTTGGGGTACGCTTGACGAATAAAGTTAACGTCTTTGTTAAGCAAGTATTCGTAGTTACCATTACTGTCAACAACCGCCATAGAGTACACGGCTAAGAAGTCAAGAGGGCAGTCCAAGTATTTTGTGTTTATCGCAACGGTGCTTGTCACGTTCTTACGAATTGAGGGGAACTGCAACGAGTTATAGATACGTTGCTCAGCCTGCATCACAAAGACAGGAATCTCCGCCACGAAGTTAGTCTCCGTGTTCTCTGTATACGCTTGAATAGCGTTACTGAGCTCGGTGTAGGTCATGCCATTGGGCCCCTAGCAATTCTGCCTTTAGTAGCCGCGCCGTTACCACGGGTTACGATACCAGTTGTTTTGGCTTCCGGTGCTGACCTGCGGTTAATGCCTGCAACAGACATGTCAACTGTAGCCGCATCGCTTCGGTTAGGACGAAGATTAGTAGCAACTTTAACCGGCTTACCCGTCATGGTGTGTGGGGGCGCATAGACGCTGGCATCGCCAACTTCTTTACCCATCATTTTTTTGCTGAACGTAGCCATATCAACCGCCTTTTTTGTAGGTAAAGGAAGACTTCTTCTGGTTAGCCACCTTAGCCAAACCACGACCCAGTTGTTTCATCTGAGCATTTGTCTTGCCGCCTTTAGCCAGCTTGGTCATAGGCTTACCGGGATGCAGCTTCTTCTCGTGCTTATGCACGGCCCCAGCTATCATCTTCTTGTCTTGTTTTAAATCTGCTTTTTCCATTTCAAGCTCCTTATGTTGTCGATATAGTGACTGTACCAATTTCTATGTCCAACACCAAGTAATTTGGTGTTAAAAGATCATCAAAACCTCTTGACCCCCCTACAGGGTTCCATCCCCACTGGATGTCCCGACTGCCTTGATTTGGAAAACCAAAACCGTCTGGTGCAGTGCTGTTAGTCGCCAGAATTTGTAAACCGCTAGTACCAGAAGCTTGATAGCTTACATCAGGACGTGGCTCTCGTACAGCTTGTGGATCATCCACTGGGTACATGCCTAACTGCAACTGAGGCTGATCTGGGTCCCAGCATTCAGGACACACTTTCAAATTGAACAAGCGCGTCTTGATAATCTCTTTCTTCAGGTCTTTCAGCATGTACCGCTCATCGCAGCGGTCGCACTGAGCAATTGCATATTTACCTGAAGCGTATCTACTTGGCATACATCACCTGTAGAACGATTGTCTTGGGACGTAACGGTCAGGAGCCTTCTCGCGGTCTTCCTGCGACGCCAACATCCATTGTTCTTCGTAGGCTGCTTTGAGCATCACGATGCGGTCCATAGGCACGTCGGGGCGCTTGGAGCCAACGTAATAAGCCAGACCAGCCACTACGCACGGGATCAAACGGAAAGGGATGTCTTGTACATTGACACCGTTACCCGCGTCTTGCATGCGGCGCATGCGCCAGTAGACAAACACGTATTGATCGCCGGGAGAATTAGGAGTGGGCCACACGTTTACAGACGTGAGGTTATTGACCGTTACGGTTGCGCTTATTGCGTGCCCAGCAGCAGTTGTATTAGTGACGCCGTTGTACTGACCGCGATAACAATTAAGTAGTTGATTACCGCTGACGTTTGCGTAATAGATTGTTTCTGAGTCAATTGTAATAAATCCAGTTGCTGGCAAGCTCACTGTTGAGCTAAGGGTGATAGTTGTATCTGTTGAGAGAACCGTCGCTGCAACAGTCGCTGTGGACAAATAGCTTTGATTAGACTGGCGGTTAATCCACACTTGGATAGGACGGCCTTGGGCCAGCTTGTTTGGCAGCGTTGAGTACGTTGACTCGGAGATACGACTGATGTTGATGTCAATCTGATTAGGCGTAGTTGCTTGTGTACGGATAACCTGATCCAAGAGATCAATCGTAGTGCTAGGCAGCGCATAGACGCCCTGCCCAGTGCTCATTACAAATTGGCCTTGCTCAATAGTCCATAAATTGATGCCACGGTTAGCCCATTCAATCGTAAGCATATTGAAAGACCGGCGTGCGGTGCGAAACTCATAGCCAGTACGAACCTCAATACCCGCCCGCTCATACGCCTCTTCAACGATGTCGTTGAAGTCTAGGTTAAAAGTAGAGAGTCCTGAGGTAGAAGCCATTATCTAAAGCCTGCTGTTTTCTTTGCAATTGTTTTAGGTTGGGCTACGAATTGTTTCCCTTTAGCTTTGCCAGCACGTTTTGCCCGTGTTGTCGCAGCGTACTCAGCAGGGCTGAGACTTTTGATCGCAGCTTCTGGAAGGTATCTTTCACCTGTTTTACTAGACGGTTTTCCACTTTTGGTTCTCCATTTTTGGTCGCCCCAATCCTTTAGGGATTTTTGCGGCGCTTTCAATCTCGGTAACCCCCGCCAGCAGCCTTGTACTTCTTGGCTACCAACTGTGCTTTACGCGCCGACCACTGACCTGCGCCAGTACCCTGCGTAGCTGCGGCTTTTACTTGGGACACAATCTTCTTGCGAAGACTAGGCTTTGTGTAATTGCCAGCAGCGTTTACCTTACCACCCTCTTTGTATTGAGTGAAGTCGGTGTCATCCCGTCGGGCTTTCTTGACACCCTTAGGCATTTTGGAAGGGCGAATATCGCCCATACCACGACTTGCTAGCATAGTTACACCATCTTTCCACGGGTTTTGCCTTTGGTAGCGCAACCGTCAGCACGAGAAGAAGCCGAAGAAACCTTGCCGCCTTTTTTCATGCCAGCAGCTTGCTTTCTGCGTTTTTCGTCTTCTTTTTCTGCATACGCATCTTTGGCAATAGCTTGGGGGACAACCCCAACAAGTCCCTTACGCATCAGTTCGCCAGTCATGCCTTCACCAGTCATCATGCCCGCCATGGGGGATACATCCCCTAGTTTGTCAATTTTCATGATGACTCCTTAGATTAGCAAGTTTTGCTGCCGCTTTTCATGGTGATCATCTTGCCTTTGGTTTTACCCTTGGACTCAATGCCGCCGCCTTTAGCCATGAAAATAGGCACTTTCTTGCCGTCTTTCATTTTCATAGGCATGCCGCCTTTTTTCATACCCATCATGGAAGTATCAGCCATAGGAGTAGGCTTTTTCATACCATCTTTAGCCATGCTCATACCTTTTTTCATCACAGGTTTACCCATACTTGAAGCCATATCACCACCTCTTTTAAAAGATTTGCCTTTATCGGCATCGTTGAACTCTTTGCCCACGGACTGTGGGACGCCTGCTTTCTTAGCAAATGATGGATTGTTGGCCACCGCCGCCATGAAATTATGTTGTTTCTTGCTTACGCTTGGCATCACTTGCCCCCTGCGTACCAATTAACAAGTTGAACTAAACCCGCGCCTACGACGCTACTAGCCCCGCCAACCAGCATCAAAACCTTCCAGCCACCACGGGCCTCGGACAGCGTTTTGTCGATGGCAGTCAGCGTTGCCTGCATGACCTTCATGTTCTCCAGCATCTTGTCCATATCATCCTGCAAATGCTTGATGTCGGACGCATGCGTGGCTAGTTCACGGGCAGTTTGGATGGCATCGGTCTCATATCAGCAGTTCCAAGCCCGTAGGCTTTTGTTAATCCTCGAGTCCGGATCGTTTGCCGTTTTGGCGCTTGTCAATTTTTTCTTCATCCCAGTCATTCTGGCGCAGAAAGAGTCTCGACGGCTTCCGCCCTCGGGCTGGGGACGTTTCAAGTTCATGCCTTGCGCTTTCGCGGAGGCCCGTCCCTTGTCGTTCAAGCCGCCCTTCTCGGATTTCCCTTCTTTCCTTGTCCATGCTGGAGATTTAGCCATAGAACACCGTGCATGCGGATACGTTGGACAGATCTACATAAATGCCGTTGGAAAACACAATTCCTTCACCGGGTAATAAAACATAGATTGTGAATGAATCACTTGTACCAACATCTAACTCACACAAAATAGGGCCACTTGAGCCGCCATTGCGTAAACGCACATAACCGTCCGTTGCATTTCCTCGGTAGGAAATAGCTTTAAAACGGTTACGATTAAGCCCGTCAATACTACCACTCGCAGTTAAATGCTGCGAACTTACGTCTGTTTGCATCATAATCAATCTCCTTTAAAAAAGGGGCCGAAGCCCCTTGGGTTGATTAAGCTGTACGAGTAAACACGTAAGCTGTTGCGCTAGAAAACATGATGGTGAAACGAGCAAGACCGGTTGCGCAAGCAGCAATAGTCAAGTCACCAAAACTACCAGCAGTGTCAGCGGCGGCGGTAGACAAAATACCGTTGGTAGCTACAGCAATAGTCACTGTGCTTGCGCCAGCGGTGTTGTCAATGTACAAGTCAAAAACTGTGCCTTTAGCCGCTCCCAGTGCCGCTCCAAGCAAAGTGCCCGTAGGCAGCGTGATGGCGGTTGCAGAGGCGGAGGTAGAAGTGATGTAGCCTGTTGCTACTTCTGCTGCGGTTGCTGTTGCAGTGGCGTTGATCGCGGCGGTTGTAGCATGTGTGATGCTGCCTGAACCTGCAACATTGCCAGTGACGTTACCCGTAAGATTGCCAATAAAGCCATTTGTGGACGTTACTGGGCCGGAGAAGGTGGTCGATGCCATGATGTTTCCTTACATACAAGTGAAGTGCATTAGTCTGTATGTCGTCAGCCGGGACTGTCTAATGCACCGGAAAGCCCGGATTAAAAGCAATATACAACAAAAGAAAAGGGGGCGCAAGCCCCCTTTCCATATATTTCCTAAGAAATATTAAGCGCCAGGTGAACCAAACATACCCAGAGGGTCTGAGAAGCCAAAGCTGTAACGCTCACGAGACTTGTAACGGACGTTACCTGTATCGAAGTCACCGTCCATGCTGTTAGACAGCGGTGTACGGATGAAGTGCTTCATGCCGTTAGGCACGTCAGTGCATAAGAACCAAGCATTGGTATCAGTCAGGTAGTGGTTAATTGTGTAACCACCGGGGATTGATCCATTGTTCTTCAACGCATTGATGTCGTTGTCAGCAGTAGACACACGCAATTCAGTCTCAAGCAAACGAGTTGCCGTGAACTGCAATGCAGGTGGAACCACCAACTTACTAGGTTTAGAAGCAATCAGTAAACCACGCTCATCTGTCCAAGCAGCGATCTGAATAACAGCGTTTTCCAACGATGTTTCATTCAAGTCAGCAGGGGTAGATGGAGTGTTACTGTTTGTACCGCCGGAGACCAAGGGGTGAGCCGTAGAAAACAAAGCCACACCGTCACCACCGGGGAAAGAAGAACTAAAACCGTTATTCAAAACAGCAGCAGCCTTAACTTGCTTGGTGTAAGCCATAGCACGAGCCAGACCTTTGGTGTAACGAGCAGACAGTGAGTCATACAAGTTATCTTCAATAGCTTCTTCAGTCAAGCTAAAGCCCAAAGCAATGGTTTCGTGGTTATAGCGAGCCGTAAACGCTTCCTGCGCATTGTCATAAGCAATGGCAGAACCTTCGTTTTTGACAGGAGCAGCAGAGAAACCGGATAGTTTCGTCTCTTCTTCAAAGCTACGCTCAGATGTCTCTGTTTCGTAGATCTCTTTATGCTCTTCGCCGTAAGTAGCGTACTCTAAACCAAACAATGCGTTTAGACCGGGAAGGAGTTCTTTAAGTAGTTGTGCGCGTGAAATAGCCATGATTTAGCTCCTTATGCTGTTGCAGTTGCTGCGTAATACTCGTGCTGGCCAAAATTCAATTTCACCAAAATTTCTGGGAATTGATTAAAGACCAACGTTGAGCTTGCCGCAAACGCAGTGATGGGGGCTTGATTCATAACCACAGTCGTTGCACCAGCCGACGCTGCTGTAATTACAAAGGAGCCTGAAGCAATGTAATTGCCGCTAGAGTCCAGTGAACCTACATCAGTACCAACAGGCAACGCAACGGGAATTGCGCTACAAGCGATGGTGGCGGTTGAAATGCTTGTGGATG